TCTGTTCAGCAGCCTGAGAGGGGAATCGTTGGGACTCCGCTTGTTGGCTTGCTCCCTGTGACAGGTTGGAAACGGCATACTTAACTACTGGCATTACTTAGACCCTATAGAGATTGCTTATTGGATTAACATTGGACGTAGCATTACGTGCAACGGTGTAATAAGCCAGAGAAGAATCAAAGATACTATAGTCAGCAGTATCACCTTCAACGGCAAGGAATGACAACCACGCATCTCGCTCTTCCTGAATTACAAATTGCAGTAATTGAGGGTCACCCACGTATCTCTGTGCGAAAATCCTAGCGGCTCTCATTGTTATGAAACGCCGTGCGTGTTCAGGCAACGAGGGTTCTCCTTCATCCCCCTGATCGAAGGCCACTTGGTAAACGATGGTAGCCTTTAGATCAGTCGTAAAGATATATGTTCCATCATACTTATCGTAAAGGAATCTACCTCTAACAATAGGATCAAGACTGGAGTATGCCCCCAACTTAGTATCTATTTGTAACGCATTATTAGGTGCAGCGATTCGCTGACTATATCTTAGGGTTGTTCCTGATGCGTTTGAAGCTGTTACGAAAGTAGTCTCATCGGTGATCGAGGCAACGGTGTTGCTGACGCTATCAATCGCAATGGCCTCTCCCTTTTCTAAAAAATGTTTGCTGTCAGCAGACCCACCGATAACTTTAGAGTTAACTGTGGTTGCTGGTTGATTGGGAATTTGACAGCCAAGGGTAGCTGTTCCCAGCGCAAGGGCTTCGTCAAAAAATCGGTTAAAGTGCCACCCCTCCGTTTGAACTGCCTTGTCAACTTCTTCTAAAACCTTCTCTGCTTCGTAAGCTTCGCCAGACGTTTGAAGGGTAGCCACACGTGACTGCCCTATGGTAGACAGCATTTGATTTACTGCCTCCAACTTAGATGTAAGTACTCCGTAAGCCATAATAAAAAGAAGGGCTACGTCCCCCCAACTCTCCAAGAGTTGTTGCCCTGCTCAGTAAGCGAGGGGACGCACCCAAATGTTACGTTAAGAAGTTACGTCAGCATCAGTCAACGCTTCAGGACGAGTACCGTCAGACCAAACAACAACAGACTCAGGGCGAAGAGGCCCGTGACCCATGCTGTACTTGGAGACGAAGAGATTACCTTGACGGTTAATCAAATACTCCGATTCCATTGTCATGTCCTGCAGCTTCAGCGTACCGAAACCACCCTTCTGGAATACAATGCCTGCAACGTGCGTGTAATCCATTGAGTAGTCGTTACCCGTACCAGAATCCCAGCGATTCTTCAGGAACGCTGCACCAGTTTGATCATCTCCCGGCAAGTGCATGGAGGTGAGCAGCGTGATACCTGCGATCTGACTTACAGTACCAGTAGCAATCGAACCCTGACCACCAATGTCTCTGTTAATCACAGAGCCAGTAATGATGTTGTCAGAATTGATCAGCGTGTAGTACTGCTCAGGGGTAACGATGGCATAGCGATCACTCGAAGGAACATCCTTCTCATCCAGCAACCGAGCCGATTCAAACAAGGCATTCCGCAACGCAGTAGCGTCAGGAGTATACCGTAGTTTGTTGATGGCATCCGAAGCAGAAGCAGAGTTCGCCTTCATGACGTTATCAACTTCACCCGCCACAGCATTACTGTAAACCACAGAACCTTTCTGGGTCATCCCCGGTATCCACTCATCTGCAGGGAGGAGGATCAACTTATCAGTTGCGTTTCCTGCGACTGCAGCGGCTTCCACGGTGGTTGCGTGATTCTTAGCACCTGTCTTAAGGGCGACTTTGAGTACGTTCTTATCGAACTGATTAGCCAAAGCCTCACCTAGCTGATGAGCGTAAGGAGCGCGAACGTCAAAATGAGACACCAACTCATCTATCGATGCAATGAATGTCGAAGACATTAACATCTTATCGATGTGAATCAGGGTTTCAGTTTGCTTGAACTTGTTCAGACCACCGCCGTCATTTGTACCTGTGCCGGGAAGTAAGTCGGAGTCAAGAATGTCCTGACCGGGACTGTAGTATCCTGCTGTCGCAGTACCAATGATGGGGAACTGTGCTGATTTACCTTTGCTGATCGTGCGGATCGTATGCAAAGGTTTCATGATATTCTTCTCATCGAAGACCGTCATTACCTCTCCCGCGAATTTCTTCAAGAAGAGAGCCGTTGAGTCGCCTGCGTGCTTATCAGCACCAACGCGACCTGCTACACCTGAACCAAATAGATTACCTGCATAGGTAGCCATATTATTTTACCTTTCGTTATACGTTATTAAACAACTAAACGATCATAGCACTCACTATGATCTAACTCACAACCCCTCTGGTTGCTTTCAAGTTGTCTGACGTATCAGGCTATTCAGCGTCCCCTTCGGGCAAATCTAGTGGCCCTGCTAACCATCCTTCAGGCAGAGTGACTCTGTTTTTAGAGAGTTCCCACTCTTTGCCCGTCCAATAGTAGACTCGGCCTTTGACATCTGGCCCTATACGAACCAGCGTGTCACTCGTCGGAATGAAGACTACTCTTTTTCCACTTGTCAAGCATCCGTTTGTTCCAAGCATCACGCAACTTGCGAGGCACAGCAGGAACAACCGTGGCTTTAACAGGTTCAGTAGCTTCATTCCATAGTAATCTCAGTATCTCTTTAAGAATCGTTATTAGTGCTGCTACCATTGGCTGCATCCAGTTTCTTGATGGTCAAACGAGAACCTGTATACCCAAGAGCAACCAGCGCAGTCATCACTAGGCCTACCACCTTAGTCATTGCGCTGTCATCCTCTAAAATACCTGATGAAGCTATGGCTCCTATGACTACAGCAGCCATACTCATATAAAACTCTGTAGATTTGTACCCCGGCTTCTTCTGCGAGGGGGACACTACAGGGACGGTTTGTTTTGTTTTTGGCATATCAACATTGATGTATGATTGGTAAATTACTTTTCCTTACGGTTGTTTGTGTTCACTTCCCCTAGCTTTAGCTCCACTTTCTTGCCCTGTACTCCAATAGTAATGGAGGGAAGAGGGATGTCTAGGGCCAAATAGGGTATCTTAAAGCTCACTCCTTTGGAGGAGACGTTAGCATCAGGGAGAACCCCGGCTGCTTTCCCTAAGCACAGGGAGGGGATGCCCGAATAACGTGACGCTTGGGATAGGCTTCAAGCTTGCCCCAAAGGTCTCTGCTCTTGCAGTCGTTGCGAGCAACGCTACACCGATAGTTAATAGTATCTTCTTCATTACATTATGTCTGACATTTCCAGACGTTTCTCCACCATTGCGTGGAAAGCTTTATCTCCATTCTTATACAAAGGGTTTCTCATATCCTGTGTCATTTCATAAGTCGAACCGTACCCTGTAACTGGCGCAGCTTTACCTCCTTGGACTAAGGCAGGAGTGGGAGCAGTCTGAGCCTGTGAACTATACAGGGCGTAGAGTCCCTGAATTGCCAGCTTAGCTAGACCTACGTCTCTCCCTCCGACAGCGTTGTTAAAGGAGTCCATCTCGTCTTCGCCTATGTTTTCACCAGCCCAGTCAGTCATCCGAGTGTAATTCTCCTCGCCTCCTGCCAGACCAAACAAAGAGTCTGCCTGCTTTTGGCTTAGGTGTTCTCGGCCTTCTATGAAAGAGTCTACAAGCTCCTTTGAGATGCCTTTCTTAGCGAGTTCCTTGTAGGACTCATCACCAATAGACCCATTATTTTTGAGGTATTCTTCCTCATATTTTTCTAGGTCTGAGGGTGTAACGAGTCCCTGTTCCTCGGCCTGCCTAGAAGAAAGTTTTTTCTCAAGTTGCCCATAAGCTTTGGCAAGCTCTTCAGGATGGGTAAACTTATCGGGAAGCCAGTCTGGTTTCTCGCTTTCTTCTTGTTGTTGTACCTCTTGCGGCTCTTCAGCTTCCGCTTGTTGAGCCTCAAGTTGGGGGTCATCTGCTGGAGTCTCTTGATCTCCGATTACTACTCTTTCCATGTTTTAATAGGTTATTGCTGCATCTGCTGACCAACGGCACTCGCCATTTGCTGCAGTTTTTCTGGGTCTTCTTGTGCCATCTTGCCTGCTGCATTGGCAACATTCGGTGCGACTTGTTGAGCCATCATCTGAGCTTGTTGTTGCTGCTGTTCAGCTTGTATCTGCTCCTGATCTTTAACTAATCCTTCAGTATCTATCCCCAAGGACGTAGCTCGTCGCTTTAAATAATCTCCTAAATCTATGTAAGTCTTGAAGTCATCTCCCAATAGCTGGGCCACTCCTTGAATAAACATATCCAATTTGTTTAGATCATGACCTCGACCAAGGGCTTCCAGCCCTGTGACGATTGTAGGTTTGACAATCTTTTTAGGAAGAGCAGGCAGACGGCCTCCCTTCTCCATCCTTGCCATCAATCTATTGACTAAAGGCATCTGAAACTCTTGAGCAAGGATCGAATAGACACCACCGAGGACATCCTCTAGCTCCTGTGCCATGAACCTTATCTCTTCAGCGGTAACTCGCTCGCCTTTCCTTTGAATGGCGGTGTTCATCAAGAAGGCAAACCCAAGGCGTTCCTTGATTTGATTCATCGTTTCTTGAGCCACCTTGAAATCAGCGTGTTTCTGCATCTGCAAAACCGTGACATCATCTGCATTGCCTTGAACAATAGCCCCGTTAGGAGCAGAAGCCAGAGTGCGTCCACGTGTGGTTCCATTGGGACTAACTAAGAATAAGACTTTAGCAGCCGCCGCTGAACCCTCAACGATGGCTTGGGTTAAACCTTCAAGAGATTGAAGGTCTCCGAGATACTCCTCAATGAAACTCCTTCCGTAATCATCGTTCTCAATTCGAGTATATCGCAGAGGAATCCAAGGGTTTTTATCTAGGGGATACTCACCATAGGCCTCATCGATTTCTATGTCAGCCACTTGTTGACGGGCTACCCACTTTCCTTTTTCCCTTGAAATACCTGTGTAAACGTCCACTTCTTTTCGACCGTGAGCATCCTTCTGTGTCTCATCGACAGCATCTACTTGCGCTCGAATGTTGTCAGGAAGGACATCAGGATCGATAGATTCTTTAACGATAATGGACTGAACATTACCCATTGGGTCACGCTTACAAACGTACCTGTCTAGGTTGAAAACTCTAACTCCACCTTTGTCTGGGACATACAGCAGGACATTACCCGCCACAATCAGTTGCTTTAAGGCCTCAAATACCCCCACTCGGACGGCACTTGTCTCAACCTCAGCTTGAACAGCACGCTCAATCTCAGCTAAAGCTTTCTCCAATTCTGTCTTTAACTCTGGGTCTGCCTGTCCTTCCGAAGCTTTGTCATACTCATACTTGTCTATGACTAATCTAAAGAAGGGGGAGTTGGGAGGGAGTAAAGCCAGCAGAAGTTTGGAGGCTAGATTATTGACGCCCCGCGCCCCAACGCCTTGGAATGGGGTCACATAGGTGGTGTTAGGGCCGGGGCTATTCGGAGGAACGAGGTAGGGAATGGTCAACTCCGCACAATCTCTCGCTCTCCGTAAAAACGATTCACGCTCACCTTCGCAAGCGTTGTAGTAAGCTTTTAATTGACTGTCGAGCATCAGCTATACTGTGAAGGTGAGTAGGCTCCAACGCCTCCCGTGCCTGTATTTACCCCTTGGGGACGGGAGATCGTTAAATCTTTAGCTGAAGTACCCCGGCGGCGAGTGCCTCCTTTCTTACTGGCTACTTGGGTTTTAGGTTTCAGGTCTACACGGCTCTGCTTGGCCTGCTGTAGGGCTGATAACATTAAGGCTTTCGGTTTCTGAACCGTAGGGCTACTCATGCACATTGTGATGTTCCTCGTATATACTTGTAAGTGTTCTAACTACAGAGATTTGACCCTGTTTATGCTTTATGTCCTTTATGTCCTCATCATCGGGCATCCGATCAGGGAACGCCCCTTTCAGCCACACGATAAGCTCCTCTGGTACGGGAGGCAACTTCTCGTTAGCAAAATTAAGGGGTAAGTCAAGCGGATTCGCCATGCAAGTCTAAAGTGTGTAGCATTTTCTCGACAGCATCCTTTAGCTTGTCGCGGGTTTTATCATTGTCCAAGACATAATCATAATTAGGGTAATCATCGAGAGCAGTCTCCGAGGCATGATCATCGATCCCGTTGGGGTAAGTATCATACACATCGACTCGTCGGACAACCCGAATCATCTTCCCGCCTAACTCCTTGATAAGATCAGCCTCATTAGGAAACCTAACATCTGTTACAAACAGAATATCATAGTGTCCTTTGCTGGCCTCTATGATTCCTCTCATCTTCTTGAGCCAATACAAATCACCGCACAGGTTCCTCCTGAAATCACTACCCCATACCTGAAGGAGTGTCCTGAAGTCTTCCTTGTGTTCTTCAATGTGATCTACTCTGAACCCTGTTATCTCTGATACCTCGTGCTTGACGAGATCACCGAAGGCAACTCGGCCTACTCTTTGCAGCGTTTCCATCGAGCTTACTCGTAAGGATCGCTCCGCACATATATCACGGGCAGTACTAAAGACAGTATCTTTCCCGCTCTGTTTCTTTCCGGCTAATGCAATAATATTCATGGGTTCCAATGCTTTATCTCTCCGCTTCTCATGTTATAATTTTCAGTTCTTAGTATCCTCGCAAGCCTAGCCTGAACTAAGGCGTCTTCCTCAGATAAATTTTTTCGACCAAAACTATTGACCACTTTCTCCCAGCTTGTGGGAGCAGTATCAGCATCTAATATACTACGGGCTGTCTTAGGCCCAACGCCGGGACACCCTGCGTAGCCATCAGTAGCATCTCCGCACAGGGCTTGGAAGAGGTGGAAGTCATCGGCATACTCTTTGGTAATCTCTCGGACTCCTCGATCCACCTTGCCCGGATTCCACAGGTTACAGGGGATGGTCTGCATATCCTTATCGGTACTGACTATAATCTTTTTTGAACCTACCTCATACATAGGGTCAGTTGCCCAGATTCCTAACAAGTCATCGGCCTCTAGGTTATCCACCACAGTCGCTCGCCACTTTACCATGAGGTGTTCACGTAATGCACCTAGGCCTATAGGTTTCCTTGACTTCTTACGTGATGCCTTATAGCTGGGGTCGATGTCTCTTCTAAAGCATTCCTTATGGGAAAGGGCAACGCGAACCTTCTGAGCATCCAGAGCAAGGACACAAGCTTTGATCGCTGAGTCCATTACTTTGCAGGCTATAGCCACATCAGTATGCAGCGTCCACATATCGTCTCCCCAATCGATTGGAGTCTCAGAACCAGCGGCGTGTTTGTAGGCGTATATATCGCCGTCAAGTAGAAGGGTGGTCGGTTTTTTGCTCATGTAATAAATTGTTTATGAAGCCATTCAAAGACTTTGGGGTTGTGCTTCCACACAGTACACAAACCCGTGGACAGGCGTGTGGTACTCTCCTCTTCGTTGGTAGAATCATCAATGCCCATCACATGGTTCACCGCATGGATTAACTCATGTAAGAAGGTATCTGCTGTAGTCCCTTTAGGGTAACCCTTCACCATCTGGATGATACATTTATTAAGATCAACGCTTCCATGCACATCACCTGTGGAGACCCATTCTACCTTAAACTCTTGGTTAAGGACGGTAATCTTAGTGGGCCTCCTTAAGTAAGTGCCATGCGTCTTTATATTTTTCATACTTATGGGGTCTTTCTTTGTGGATGATTACCCACTTTCTTTCTAATTCATTCCAAGGTATAACATAGGTGGATTCAGTAGGAACAACGTGAGCAAGGAGGACAGAGTATCCACCTACCTTGTCCCCCGCATGAATCCTATAGTAACCTTTCTCACAATGCTCTACTGACCTAACCTGAACGGTGTTTACCACTCCATCATACTCCGTAATAAAATCGTAGCTAGTGGACAAGATGGGGTCTGATATACTGAAGCCCTGCTTTATTAAAATTGATTTCATCATTAACTCTACAGCTATGCCTGCTACCTCATGCCTAGTGTGTTTCTGCCCATGTGGAACCAGCCCTAGCCTCACCGTCAAGGGGACATTTAAATCCGAGAGTTGTTCCGGCTTGTCTGATGGCATTGACTGACTCCTTAGTAATCAAGTCAACGTGCTGGGGCTTGGCTTCAAGCTGAAACTCATCGTGAACATGAGCAACAAAACCATAGTCCTCTCCATGTTCCAGACCCGCATCTGTTAACTTTTCGTATAGGTGAACGGTAGCCTGCTTCATAACTATAGCCCCCGCACCTTGTAATAAACAATTCAATGCGGAGTGTGCGCTACGAATGTATAGTCGCCGCCCGTCTAGCCCTTTCAACCACTCTCTTGCGCTCAACGCATTGGAGATGCAAGCCTTAAGTGAGGCTAGAGCCGGGAGCCTTTGTAAAAAGGTTTCTTTAATGGCTCGTCCAGCACCTCGCCCCTTGCCAATGATCTTTCCAATCTTCTCGTCGCCTGCTCCATAGAGGAAGGCGTAAATAAACGTCTTCGCTGCATCTCTTGTAGGTAGCCCTGCAGCATTCTGGTTAACTGTATGTATATCTTCTTGTAGTATCTTATTGGCATAGTCTCCTCCATCATAGGGGTGAAGGTAATGTGCGAGGCAACGTAGCTCTAAGCCAGAGGCATCGCAACCTATGAGAGTGGCTCCCTCTGTAGCCTTGAATAACGCACGGCATTCCTCCCCATAGGGAGAGCCAGCGCGAGGCACTTGGGCCATGTTAGGGCGAGAGTGTGTGCAGCGGCCTGTTACGGCTCCATTGGTATTGATTCTACCATACATCCTCCCACCTTTCTCAGAGGTCAGCCATGCCTGTCTACCTTCAGCTACCTGACCCAT